TTCTTTTCTTCTTCTGGTAGTGCCATATAGTTATCAGATACTGATGCAAAATCAATTTCCATAGTTTGTTCCTTTAATTTTAAGTGTGTTTTTTAAAACTTTGTAGGCACCGATAATATAAGACATAGGATAAATAACTACATCAGCATAAATAGAACCTATTGTTCTTTTTCCATAAATCTTATGGTCGTAAAAATCACGTACTCTGTCTGACTGCCACTTAGATTTAGCAACCAGATTGTCTGCGATAACTTTACCCCAAACATCGTAACCTTCTTGCCAGAACATATCTTGCTCACGATGCCAAGCACGTAGTTTTTTAACTTCTGCTGTTGTCATATCACCCCTAGCTTGGGCAGCAGTACAGCAATGAGTTCCTGAGTCTTCTCCGTTGCTATCTGTTTGTTTATTACCACCATACTTTGTTCTAATATCGTCTGCATTATCCCTATTAAATGCATCTACAGCAGCTTGTCCATTTCTATGAGTTACACCATTTTTATCTGTATAACCGTTTCCGCTAGTAGCAGCATTTCTTGCAGCAGCCCTTCTTCCAGCACGTTCAGAAGCAGCAGATTGATCATCAGCTCTGTTTTGATTATATGCATCTGCTTGAGTACGCATAACCTGACCTTTAGCAGTAATTTTTTCACTAGCCCTGCCCACATTAACATACTTTTCATATGTTTCTTCAGTTGGACCAGTTTGGTTCCAACTTGGATTACCTTTAGGTTTCCCTGCCCATTTAGTTTTTGCAAGGTTTAATCTATTATCATATGCTATCTGTGCTGCAGATTTTGCTGTGGGAGAATCTCTTGTTTCTAAAGCGTCCTGAGCAATACCTGTTCCCATTTCTTCCAATAAACCAGCTTTTACAAGTGCATCAAATTTCTTTTGTTCTGAACCTGATAAAATAAAGTCTACACCAAGTTTAAATCTACTAGGGTCATTTCCCTGTGCTGCTGAAATTAACTTTGCACCTTCTAAGTAAGCTTCTCTAAGTTTTTCATTTTGACTTCCAGCTATAGGGGCTTTATAGTCCATACTAAGTTTACTATCGTTTATTTTTCCCGGACCTGTGTAGAGAGCTTCCATGACTTTCAATGCTACTTTTGCATTTGCAATGTTATTAGAGTTTCCAACTTCACCTAAAGCTTTTCCTGCCACTAATCCTGTTGTTGGACTTTTAGTTAGGGCTGCAGTTCCAAATGCAACAACACCCTGTCCAATTCTTTTAAGTAAACTAGGTTTAGAATCCTCTACATTCTTATTTAATATGTTTGAAAGTTCTTCTGCTGCATTTCCGCCCCCAACAGCCTTTTTATAATCTGCAAGTTGTCTTTCTTTTCTTGCGCTAGTTCCAAATAATGCATCTATAGTACCAAAGGGAAACTTACCATACTCACTGGGGTCTATAACTTTATTATACGCATCAACTGGTTGCCCAAACTCATTTAACTTTGCCCCCTCTAAGGGGTTATAAGTTTCTTTTGTATCCATTGAGTTTGGATTTTTCTTTGTCAGCCCTTGTGTAGACTGTTGTGGCTTACCGTTAATAAAAGTAATAGGAACAGGAGTCCCATCTGGCCTATAGTATGTTTCTATCTTTGGTCCCGCTAATACAGTAGTAGGAGCAGCAGTAGTAGTAGCCACAGGAGTAGGAGTAGTAGTAACAGGTTGTACAGTAGGATCATATGGTTTATAACCAGTGTATCCACCGTAACCACCAAAGCTAGAGCCTACACCTGTATATCCTCCTACATTATACTCAGCAACTAAACCTCCTACAGCTATACGCACACCGTCATCATCTTCTACTTCTAACTCAGATATATCAAAAGGCAAAGACATTTCTAATGTAGGTTCACCACCTATTCTACCATCTTCATCCATCTGTTGCAAGCCCTGTTTTGCTTTTGTACGAAGATTTTCAAAAAACTTTACACCGTAATAACGAACAACATCAGCAGGAACAACATACTCACCCTCACTAAGTTTAGCATCAATGTCATCCCGTACTTCTTCTGGCAGAGAACCGGGAGGTACATCATTGCCTGATACTGGGTCTACTGTTTCATCTGCATTTTCCATAAAAGCCATTTCTGTTTGATCTTTAGCCATTTGCATTAACCTTTAGTCTAAGTTGTTTTAGTGCATTCAGGGCATTTACCTGACCTTGCAGCCTATACATTACATGCTCTTCGTCTGACTGAGAAAACATTTTGTAACTTGCCTGAATACGCTCATCTAGTTCTGCTTCAAAAGCATCCCATGCTTCTTTGTTGTTTACCAGTAGTTTTAAACTCACTGCATTGGTCCTTTATTAGCTGAGAAGCCCTGTTCTCCCGGTGTAGGCACCGAGCCTGTTCCTATAGTACCCCCACCGCTGCCTTGGGTGTCTTGTACCTGTGCCCCCGCTGGTGGCTTCTGTGGGCCTACCTGTGGTGGTCCTGCTTGTGGTTTAGGTGGCTCTGGGTTTTCTGCTTGGAACTTTTTAAGTATCTCAGCCTGTACTGCAGCATCACCCATATTATTAACCAGCTTGTCAGGATCAAGGTCCATAGACTTAGCAATCTCACGTATAATGTAATCCATCTTAGCAAAAGGAGCTAGTACAGGATTTTGTACCACACCAAGGAATTGCATTAAACGTTGACTACGTACTTCATTAGCCATCAGGCTTTCAGTACCACGTGCTTTAATTTCAAGATCACCTTTGATATCTTCATCAAAGTTAAACTGCATATTAAAACTAAAGAATGCTTTACCCAGTGGACCTAAGAGATAATCATCTACATTCTTAACTACATTCCGTATAGAACCATTAGCAGCAGACATGAGCATACTAATGCCAGAAGCTGTACGTCCGACACCTTGAACTCCTGTCTGACCATGAGCGAAGCTAGGAAAGCCCGTAGACTCATCAGCTAGAACTCTGGCCTTGTCAAACATCTGCATGTTTTCGTTAGATACGTTAGGAAACTTAGTGCCAAAAATAGCTTGTCCCGGCGCACCCCCTTGACGTCTAAAGACTTTTCCGGGATATACACTTAAATCTTGTCCCGGAACTAGGTTAGTTTCGTCTACTTCTATTACCATATTACCTGACAGTGCAGCATTGTCCACAGCCATACGCATAAAGCCGTTCATCAATGTCTGTGTGTCATCCATGTTTTCAGCAATACCTACACCAAACAAACTGTAAGGGTTTAACTCATAAGGTACAGCGTAGTAGGGAATAGTAGAAGGGGTAAACGGATTCATAACTAAACGCAACACTTGGTTATTACAAGTCCAGATGTTTACACTAACTTGATCTAAATCTTTCATTTCCTTTGGAACTTCAATGTCATGATTTTCTAACATCTCAGTGTCAATCATACCCCAAAACTCAAGAACCTCAAATCGTTCTGCTCTTGATTCTTGAGCGTCATCTTCCATTGCCTGTTCCCACCACTCTTTTGTATAGTTTTCTCCATAAGAGATAGCAGTATCAATAGCATTTTTTCTAAAGAAAGGACGTTGTTTTAAACCACGCACTTTACTGCGGGACATTTTGTGACGTTCTATTACATACTCAGCTTCATCCATATTAGATGCATCAGGATCAGGATAAAAATTCCAAATAGAAACACTAGCTGTATGTGGAACTGTTTTAATAGTAGGAGAATACTCACCTGAGTCTGACCAATTAGGGTATTCTTTATCTACTGCAAACGGACCTTTCATAACACCAGTACCAAATAAAGCAGCTTCAAATGCAGCTACACGTAGTTGTTTATTAGCATTAGACTCTTCTAGCTGATCGTGTATTTTCTTTTCCATCTTTTTAGCTGCAACCATTGCAGGATGAAAAGTAATAGCAGTAGCAGTTTTACCTTGACCCTCTTTTAAATTATCCATAACAGGACCAAGTGTATTTTGTAATCCTGCAAGACGTTCTTTAAATTGAGGTGTAGTTTCTCCCGGTTTTAGTTGCATTTCTTCAGGAGAAGCTTCTTGTGCTTTTTTAAGTTTGTCATCAGCCTCAAAGTGTACTGCTTCTTCTACACCTTCAGGTAAAGTAGTAGGATCAACACTAATAGGAAAACGATGGTTTCCAAAAAGTACTTCTACAATCTGTCCGTATGCGGCAAGAACTTTTGTTTTAGTAACCTTAATAAATACTTGAGACTTTTCTGTAGAAGTGAATTGTACATCAGGTCCATAAATACCCCTATAGTTTTGATAAGACTTTAGCCAACGATTCTCTTCTGTTTCTCTTGCATCAGAAGCTTTACTATATTTTTCACGAACGTAATTATAAATGTTACCAGATTTAGGGTCGTTATACGCAGACTCTTTTACATCTTCAATCGCTGAAGATTGCTCCGATTCCATAGCGTTTTCCATGTAGTCTTCTTCCATTATTTTTCCTTAATATCCGAATGTAGGGTCTGATGCTTGAAACCCGCTGTTTTGTGTAGAAGGGTTAAAGTCAAATAAACTGCTTCTAGGTCTTGTCATTATACCGTAACGTAGTGCATCATACAAGTGATCTTCTGCATTTGTATCTACATCTTCAGGGTTGTTTTTGTCTAAAGGCAGGGCTGGTATTTGACTAATAGTATTACTACAAGTTTCAAAAAATACTAACCTAGGTTCTTCTGTAAAGTCGTCTACTTGTAAACGCCTATGTAATTCGTTCTTACCTGCTACCCTAGAGCCTCTAGACCTATCAGAAGGTCTCCATCTGCAACCCTTCATAATCATTTGTTCAGCAAGAGATGGGCCAGTATCACCACGATTATGCCACAAAGAAGAGTCCAAAACTCCATACCTAATCTTTTCACCTTCTTCTACTTCTAAGATCATATCAGCTAGGTCAGTAGCTATGACCTTTGAGCAGTACATTTCTCTGTAGACTACAAGTTGTTCGTCAGGTGCTACAGCAAACCATACTACCCCTGTATGAGAACCATAACCATAGTCACAAGCCCTAAACTTTGCCCAACTACTAGGTATCTCATAAGGCTCTACTACGTGTATGTTACGGTTCCACTCAGGGAAAGCAGCACCTTCATTTACATCCCAATTACCTTCAAGCAGTTGTTTACGTTGATGCTCAGGTAAAGACAGCAGATTAGCTTCATACATACCATCGTCAGCAAGGTAGGGGTTATCAAACAAAGTAGCAGGAATAAACCTACGTTTAAATAAAGGCTCACCTTCTTTTGAGTGTCCTTTAGGCCAAGATATTACTTCTCTTGTTTCTGGATCAGTAGCGTCAAAGCTGGTATTATGTGGTGCAGGGTCTACAAAAGTTTTTTTAACCCATTGATGCCCTGCTCCTCCGGGGTTTGTAGTAGCTCTTTGATAAAGATCAAGTCCACTGTTTTTAGTAGTACGTAGTCGTGACCTCATATAATTCCAAGCAAAAGGTGTAGGCCATTGTGTGAGTTCGTCAAAACCAATCCAATTAAAAGCTTGTCCTTGATACCTAGAAACATCATCATCCCTATCTAAATAACTTAACCATAAAGACGCACCAGAAGGAGCTATCCAAGTTTTTTCTCTTTCTAAAAACTTAATTCCCGGAATTGCTCTGGGATATAGTTGCTTTGAAACAGATATAAGTTCTCTTAGTTCCTCTGTACTTCTACGGACTAGAAGTTTGTTAGACAAAGGATTGTTAAAATACCTAACAGGATCAGCCAACATAGCAAAAGACTTACCTCCACCTGCTGCTCCTCCGTATAAAACCTCTTGTTCTGAAGCTGAAAGAAAGTCTGTCTGAGGTCCGGGATTAGCCTCAAAGATAACTTCTTGAGCCTTTTCTATTTCAATCGGCTCTGGCAGTGCTGTCGCTGGAACTGTCTTCGGTTTCTTTTCTAATTGAACCGAATCTTTCTTCTTCAAGACGCCTCGCTTTTGCTTCCGCTTCTTTGTAGCGCTGGGCGTAGTACCGTGCATTTTCAGCGTCTGTCTTACGTTTTCGCTCAAGTTTTACTCTTTTCATTAATCCGACATGAGAGATTGATCTGCCAGTTTGTTCGCTTAACCAAATTGCAACATCCCTGTAGCTGTATTGCTTAAGATGTTTCTTTGCTAGTTCTAATGTTTCTAACTCCTCAGTTAGAGGTAGTAGTATGTCTTCATCATTAGGGTCTTGCTCGTAACCAAAAGGCACTACCCTGCCTACACGGACGACAGGAAACCATTTAAGGCCACTACTTAGTTTCTCTGGTGGAGGTAGCCTCCAAGTCTTATTAGTTTTCATTTTTAGCTGGTAAAATAAATAAAGGACTTTCAGCCTTTACTTCTATCTTATCTGTTTTTACAAATCCTGCACGATCTAGAAAGTCCTTAGCTACTGCTATTTTTTCTTTATTGCCTAGCTGTGTAGGGTCATTAAATACTTCCATCATACCATATGCAACACGTGTACCAGAGGAAGCAATGTAACGCTTAGTAGCTTCATAGATTTCATCCTGAAGCACACTTGTAATGCTTGTTGAAGAAACCGTATCAGCATAACCTGCAAGACGTTTAGCCTCTACAGGATTACCTTTAGCTTCTTCAAACAAAACATCAATAAACTTTTGTTGTTTTTCTGTAAGTTTTTTCATTCACATTCACACTTTTTACAAGCACATTCCCTATTAAGTAAAGCACACCAAATACGTTTTATATATCTAATCATGTTATTTTCCTATAAGGTTTTACTTTGGACGCAACTTTTTTAGGTTGAGCCACAAACTGCTTGCCCGAAGCCTTGCCTCTTCGTTTGGCACGGGTTGAAGCAGCATACTCAGAATCACTAAGAGATTTAATAGCTTTAGCAGGTAGGTATCTTTCACCTGTAGCCTTTGATCCTTGAGTAGAGGGCTTACCGCTTTTAGTCCCCCACTTTTGTTTAGTCCAAGACTTAAGACTTTTCTGACTAGCAGCTAATCCTCCCCCATTCATCTTAACAGGTTTTTTAGTCTTTTTCTTTTTTGCTACAGCCATTAGGAAATTTTTACTAGTTTGTAACCTTTAGCTTTTGCGGCTGCACGAATTTTAGCTAAAGTCATACCTACAGTGCCACCTTTAGCATAACTTTTTTTCTTCATCATAGCACCACCACGTGCCATGCCTTTTTTCTTCATCATAGCACCACGTGCATAACCTTTTTTCTTCATTGCCATTGTGTTATTCCTTTTTATAAAGATTGTTAAAGACTCTTTCTGTATCCCAAACATAAGATGTTTCTTGTTTAGAATGAAACACATTCTGATTAGGTTTAAAGTCAGGCGCACCTTCACCTGTTTCAAACCATGCTGGGTGAGTTACCCTCACTCTGTTATTAGGTAACGCAACAATGTTACCTGTGTATTCTCCTGCATCTAAAAGCTCTAATACATGAGACTGTTTATGCTGGGCAGGATCATCTGCAACTTCACTGTCCGTATAATCTACTGTAAAGTAATACTTAGCAGGATAAAACTTTCCATCAACTTTAGCAATCCACGGCGCTGGGCTTGCACGTTCTAACTTATAGACTGAGTGGTTATGTGACATACAGTCCCAAGGTTGAGCAAGGTATGGC